TTCCTTTGGTAGATTCACTCTGCATAACCTCCGTCAATATCGTCTGGCTTACCTTCTGTCCAATCGACCTCGTGAGCATTCAGAACAGAAATGATGTCTCTGTACTCTCCGTTGAGCTTCCAATCGTACTCTCCATACTTGGTATCCTTCCTGATCAGGTCAAATATGCACTTCTCAACTCGGTCAAGATAATCGGTCATTCCGGTAATGCTTGCAGACAACTGCTCATTCTCAATCTGCGCTTCAATCAATCTGCGATATTCCTGGGTGCCGATGCAAACTGTGTTAATCTCGCTCATGCGTTGTCCTCCATAAACTCCTCGTGAAGTGTTCCCTCGGCTTTTGTGAGCCACGCATATCTATCCTGATGCTCGAGGAAGTGAACGAAATCAATAAGCATTCCCTGTTCATTGCTTCCGGTAACACAGAACCGCTTCTGTGAATAGCTCTCATAACTTACATAGACGAACTCACTGCCGTCCTCTTCGTTGTGCAGGTAATTGAGATGCCAGATGGTCTCAATATTTCTGCAATCTCTCTGATAAAAGAGCTGCATCTTCTTAATGAAGCGCTCCTTCTCCTTGTACATTTCCTGTGACATTTAATTCTCCTTTATAATGTTTTTTCTTCCATTCCAAGCGCTCCCTCGCAGAACAACTCGAAATAGTGGTTTAAGACCTTCCTTGTGTAGAATCCCCATCGACCTGACTCACCGCAGAAATAGGAATAAGCTCCCATTGCGTTGACATTGTGCCGAGTTCTCAAAGTGTCGATGTATTTCGCACCCTGCATCACATTGTTGTCAGCATCAAATAAGTCTCCTGTGAAAGTGTCTTTGTTAAGTTGCATCAATCCGATGTACTGACCATTTGCAGATATTACGGAAGGATTGCCAGAACTCTCACACTCAATAATCGCAATCAGCAGATAAACATCGATGTCATATTGCTCTCCGTATTTGTCGCAAATCTCGATTATTTCATTGCTTATGTAAGTTTCTCTTGCTTCCGTCTTAATCGGTCTAAATAAGGCTATTAGAGTGGTCAGAACGCACATCAGAACGATTCTGATTAAGCTACGAGCGCCCATATGAACAAACCGCCAATAATGCTTGCCATAATTCCGCCGCAAAGCAAATCAATCATTGTTGCTTTCATCTTCTGCTTCATCCTTTACCTCCATTCCGTACTGGTCACACCAGCATTCAATGAGACATTTCAAAATCTTGTCTGCCATTCAAGTCTCCCTTTTGTCTTGTTAGGACAATCAATCAGCAAAAAAAATCTCCTGCAATCGTTCCGGTGTAAGGTTGTATCTCTTCTGGATGATTGCGATCTCTTTCTGCGTGAATCCGTTTGCCGACTTGTTCTTCTTTTTGTCGATAAAGTTTGGGTGAGATATTCCCAGAGCTTCAATAAGCATTGCTCCTGTGTCACCGTGTCGCTTCATCTCAACTTCAAGCTCGATTTCGTTCATCTGTGTCCTCCTTTCATTCCCTATTTGGCTACCATCATCAGCTGACCAGCACCACCCGATCAGGACGGACCGAAGCCCGTTTCGGTTTACTCAAACACTTTTCTTTTCCAGCCGCCAACTCTAAATCTAAGACCATTGAAATCTTCCTTGTTTCCGATTATGGGGATATCGCGGAATCTCATTTTTGTTCTTTTTTCAATTTGAGAAATTATGTCCTCGGCGTATGTCATATCGTTATCAAAACAATGTAAAAATTTATCATTCCAAAATAATGATACATAAGTGTGACCACTGCATTTAATTGAATACCCTTCCATTCATTTTTTCTCCTTTTCTGTTTTTGTCTTATCAGGACAATCCCTACTATAAACTATACCATTTGTCCTGTCAAGACATTTTTTAACTACAGTTTAATTTTTTTAAATAGGCTAATTGAATGATTTTGAATATCAGTTTATAATATGTCTTGCAAGGAGGTGAGCATCATGAACGATTTAGGAATGAAAATACACAACGCAAGAGTAAGCGCCGGAATGACAATGCAGGAACTTGGAGACAAGTGTGGAGTGAAAGCATCTGCTGTTAACAAATGGGAAAAGGGAATTGTTACAAATATTCCTATAGGAACACTTGACCGCATAAGTATTGCATTAGGTGTGAGCATATCAGAACTCTATGATTCGTCAAATGACAATCCTATAAATATTATTGAAAGCAAAATGAGACTACTTGATGAGCCATCACTTCAGCGAATTATAAAGTATGCTGAATATCTGATAAGCACACACCCCGTACCATCCGATGATGATATGCATAAAATTTTCAAGGATCTGATGTGATTTGTATCATATACCCAAACAATTGTTCTGTATACGGCAAGATATCTCACAACGGAAGGAGGTGATTAAATGAATGTAGCAATCTATCCAAGAAAATCGAAAGCAAATGATAATTCGCAGAGTATGGAGCAACAGATTGCAGATTGTACGGCCTACATTAAGCAGCACTATCCTGATGCAATAATATTTGTATATGGTGGTGATTATGCTCTTACCGGACATAGCACAGAGAAGCGCAAAGACTTCCAAAGAATGATGAATGATGTCAGATCAAAACGGATCCAATTGGTTGTTATAATGCGCTATGACAGAATAGCAAGAAATATGAGAGATTTCTGCAACCTCTACCACGATATGGAAGAAGCTGGATGCAATTTGGTATCAGTAAGCCAACAGATTGACACATCCACTCCATATGGCAAGAACTTCATGTATCAGATGGCGAGTATGGCAGAATTGGAGTGGGCAATTATATCCGAGAGATACCGTGACACTGCGAGATACAAGCGAGAACGAGGTTTAGCATACACAGGCAGAGTTTCATATGGTTATATGATTAAAAAGGATTCTGAAGGCTGTAAACGAGTTGTTAAGAATCCCGATAAAAATCCAATGATTGTGTTTGATTATTACCGGAAGACGAAGAACAAGGCTAAAACGGTTGAGTATATCAGAGAGAATTATGATGATAAGTTCACTTATGACATTCTTCGCAAGATGTTGGAATCAGATATGTATCTCGGCAAGGTGCCAGGCAATGACAACTTTTGCGAACCGTACCTCACACCATCAGAGATGGAGGAGCTGCGCACTCTCAAAATCATAAAGCAATCCAAGAGCAACAGGCACTATTACTTTTCGAGAATGATTGTCTGTCCGTTCTGCGGTCAACATTTCGATGCGACATCAATGAACGGTGGCAAGTCTAAAGGCTACAAGTGCGGAATCAAAAAGCATATGCGTGTTCACAAAGATTTCTATATCACAGAATGGATATTGGAAGAAAAACTGCTCACACGTTTAGAGCCAATTTTAGACGATAAAATTATTAAGGCAAGAGTTGAACGAAAAAAGAAAAACAAGACCTCTGCGAGCCTTGTGGAAGGTCTCAAAGCTAAATTAGAGCGCTTAAATTACTTATTCGAGAAGGGAAGAATCTCTGTTGAGGATTATGAACAGAAATATTCTGAAGTTGAGCAGAAAATTGCCCAGCTTAAAGCGGAACAGGAACAGAATTTTGAAAGTATAAAGAAATCTTTGCCGAGCAATTGGAAAGATATCTATTCAGAACTTGACGAAGAACACCGCCAATCATTCTGGCAACAGATAATTTCAGAGATTATGGTAGACAGTAACAGAGATATTATCGACATTACATTTGTGTAATTTGGTTTATCCTCTTGAAAGTCCCATAAAACACAAATAAGGGAGACCGCAATGGCCTCCCCTTTTTATTGCCGGTATTTAATTACTGGAAGCACTTAAGCATAGCAGTGTATGATTTCTGTCCATAGATACCATCCCACTCGCTTGATGTGTTAGGAAATGCTTTCTTCTGAAACGCAATCACTGCTGATCGGGTAGCATTGCCGAAGTCTCCATCAGCTCCATAGCTTCCACAAGAGAAACCGAGTGCGATGAGATTCTGCTGCAGAAGTTTTACATTTGCTCCACGCATTCCTTTATACAGAGTAGGTTTTGCCACATCCATAATAGGAGTAGATGGTCTGTAAGGAATACCGGTTGCGATTACTGTCCGTGCATCTTCGACAATCTGAGGAAGCTTTGACAGAATATAGGCACCAGGACAAGCTTTAGAATCGAACATGCAATGAGTGAGAACTGTTGCTTTCTCAGGACATCCAACATCAGCAGTATTGCCTGTGTACTTCAAATCGATGTTGTTGCGCTTTGCGATGTCAGCCATCAGATTGACAACGTTTGCATAAGCTCCTGAAGTGATAGCATAGGGAGCGAAGGAATCGCAAGCAATCTCCATTGTTACGGATTCAAAGTCAATGTCTCGCCCTGTGAATGTTCCGTACTGATTGCGGACAGTTTTGTCACCGCCTGTTGTCCAAGCTCGGAAGTCTTCAGAGACTTGCTGACCGATGTCACCTTCGGTATAGCCGACAACATAGTGAACAGAAGCATTGTTTCTGCGGTTGAAGGCATCCACACCCTGCTTGGCTGTCACTTGTCCAACGTAGCAATGCGGAATGATATACTTGATTGTTTTACCGCCTCTGTTGTTGACGTTCTTGGTATTCAGAACACGGTAAGTCGCAAGAGAAGATTCGCTCATATTACTCCTCCTTTGACTTGTTGTATTGAAGGTTAGAAATACCAAGCATAGTACCCAAACAAGTATTAACTGCAGTAGCAATGGTCAGCACCTCTTTCGTGTAGGGGAAGCCTAAAGTTGAGGCTATCACACCATAAAGAGTAATGAGAGCAGGAAGTGCAACAAGGCACACCCACTTTAATACATCATAAACCTTTGACGGAATCTTCATTTGTTAGTCCTCCTTTTTCTCACGATTGGCAAACCAAGAAGGCTTGTCGAGTTTGTGTTTCTTTAACCAAGCACTAAACAGAGTATCCATATAGAAATTACCGCCGAGGTCAAGGAAGTAGTGCTGTGCAATCTTGAGAATCTCGGTGATGTCATCGGAGTAGTCTGTCATCATAACGAGTAACTGTAAACGTGCAAGGTCTTCTTCATTTGTCTTCACTTTCTTTTCGATAGAAGAAAGTCTGTCCCCCTTATTCTGTCTGCGGAGGATTGCGGTATTAATGATAGAAAAAATACCGCTAATCAATCCGCTTCCAGAAAGCAGAGCGACAATGATTGTAACTGTCGCTTCGCTCATCTTACACCTCCACAATATCGAAATAATCTTTTGTCATTTCGGAAGTATCGGATGTAACTATTGCCTGCCAAATGTTGCCATCTTCAAGTGAATACCACAAGCCTTCTGTGATGCTCATTCCGTCTGTGTATGGGAATGGATGGAGATAAGAACCATCGTTCTCGGTGACTTTGCCGTTTGGGATGTATTCTTTGCTGATGATGGTGCTACCAAGCTTTGCAACCTTGAAATCATAGCCTTCATTATCAGAAGCGGTTGTTGAATACTTGATTGCAGATTTGATTGCTCGAAGTGTGCCGAATAGTTCTTTTATATCGTTGTCATATCTTCCCATTGCTTACACCTCCCCAATCATAAGCGCCTCTAACTGTTCAAAGCGCCAATCAATATACTCTTTAACTCCTGCGTGATACGTCACACTCTTAACATCCAATTCACTATCAATGATTGTTGTGCCGCTATATGTTTGCAACTGTCGAATAGATGCGACTTGTTCTGATGTGAGTGTTTCGGTTGTGGGTGTGGCTAATTCGTAGTACAAAAGCACTCCACTCATTGCGGTTTTGAAACTATCAACACTACTATAAGCATTAGTGCCAAGCATAAAAGCACCGTTTGTATGAAATGCCATTTCACCTTCAAAAGCATAACTTGCACTTGCCATTACGTTTCGTGATGTTGCCTTAAATCTGCTACATAATATATTGGCTATTACATCAAGACTACTCGGCAACTTTGCAACGTTAGCCAATGAGTTAGTGTTGAAAATATGAAAACCATTCCAATTTGATGTATAGGTATATTCAAATGTGGACAAATCAACAGTACCCACTCTTCTTACAATCTTTCCGCTTCCATCCGCATTCACAATCAACTCGTCTTTTACTGTGCCAACTGAACGAAGGGTGTAGGGAAGGGTGATGGTGTTGGATTTGTAAGGCACATAGTCGGTGGCGGTTGTGCCTAATTCTACTTGATATGTGTTCAAATAGTCTGATGATATAGTGCAACGAACATATTTTGCGTTTGTAGGTATATCCAATGTCTTTGTAGTATTTGAACCCATTGCATAGTGCGAAACTCTTGTCTTATCTTCCGCAAAGAAACATATTATTTCATTCGCACCTTTGTTACCACTTATAGTAATTGACGAACCTACTAAATCAATATAATCACTTACTCTAAACTGTGTGTTGCTTACAACATTTCCGTTTCCATCAAGATAACCATTTACAACATTGCTCTTATCAAACAAATTCTTGCCGATTGCAATCACATCCCCACTCGCATCAACTATTGCTATGGGATTTGTGGGGGTGGGTGTGACGTTGCTTGCGGTTAATGTAAACTGTGATGGTGTGATTGCGGTTGTACCATCTCCATATCTTACAAGAACACGATAATATCCATTTTCTGTAATAGAATACGGTGCGCTTACCCATCCACTTGACCTATCAATATTTCCGCTTTCGCTTGTTGCGTGATAAACATTAAGCATACATCCACTACTAATGTTTATACTTCCACCACTACTTGCACCAAACACATTGGAAATACATCTGTTTACATTGCTTACCGCACTCTGATTAATCGGTTGACCATTTGCGCCATTGATTGTGCCTACTACTGATGAGATAGTAGCAATGCCTTGTGTTGAGCATCCATCAACATCTATTCCTACGATTGATGATGCGGAACAGCCGTTGAGCGGTGAGGCGGATGTGAGTTCTATTTCGCTTGGCCTGGATGTAATGGCATCAATGGCACTCTTTACATCTACAGTATTGTTGCCATCTTTGTATGAGAGTGATGCAGATGCGACAGAGCCACTTATTGTGGCATTGCCTGTGTGAGTAAATGTGCCACTTGTGGTTGGACTTGACTTGGCTGCTTTACTATCTACATCTGTGTTGACTTTCTGCAATCCATCGTGAATGGCCTTGCGTACATCTTTTCCGTATCTGCCCTCTGATATTGTTGTGAGTTCTGTTGCTATGTTAGCCATTGTTCTCCTCCTCATATGCCTCTAATCGCATATGTGCATAATCTTTTTGTGCAGCTTTTAATTCCCAACCAAATGCAAGTCCGGGAGTGCCTTTTACTGTGAATGATTTATCTGTGCGCTCTGCCACATATACACTACCCTCACCATACGGCTGCAAAAATACTTGGTATCCATCCTTTATATCAATGGTCTCGCTAAAGATGTCCTCAATGCTAATAGTGCAGATGCCTTTTGAGTTGGTCTTTGCCTCTCCCATATCTCCAAACATAGGTGATGCCATCTCATATGAGTACAGTTTGCGCACTCCATAATCATCCGTATCAACAATTCTATGCTTTTCTCCGGTTGTTGATAGATTATTGAACACCGCATTTCCGGATGATGTTACATAGTGCTTTATTGAGTATGATGAGCCACTCTTTGTACCAAAATGTATCTCGCTGCCATTAAGCACATACAACACATCTGAATGCATCTCTATGCATTTATCATTATCTGATGCATATACCGCCATTGATGCATCACAGTATTTACTTCCATCGGCTCTTGTGTATCTATTGGCCTTTATTACTCCCAAATTCTTCTTGGTAATATAATCCCATAGGTTCACTCCACTACCATCTACATTCATACGGACTTCGCCATACTCGCTGCCCCATCCTACATTGTAGTAAGTGACTCCACCGCCAATCCATCTTGCGGTCAATCTGTTCCAAGCATCGTATACATCAATAGTGCCATTGGACTCGCTAACTCCTCCAAGAGTGAGTGTACCTCCCTTGATGCGGTCTGCACTTAATGTTCCGGTTGTGATGTAGTCTGCGACTATCTGACCATCCATAGTCATTGCCAAGCCATACTCTTCTGCATCATACCCTTGGTCTGAATAGCCAAGTCCGGCTATATTCCATCTCCAAACTTTGGTGGCCTCCTCTTTGGTAGGCTTATCCATTATCAGCAATTCATATGGATGCCCATCCTCATCATAAGAGAGTGTGATATAACCATTCCCGGCATTTGTGATAAGCTGCGATGCGTTTTTGCTTGCACTATCCAAGATAGATGATACAGATATATCCTCTACTCTCTTGAGGATGCTCTTGTCTGTCTCTCGGTTTTGAGCCGTGAGGCTAACCTTCTCTTCGCTGCCAAGTGTGATGGTATCACTCTCCGGCTTATTAAGGTTGATGGTCTGCTTGGTCAACAAGAAGTATTTATTGAGGCCGTGTGGCTGCGATATGACTTGTATCTTATCCATAATCTTAAAAGGCTCTATGGATGATTCAGCCAAGTGTAAATCAATGGCCTTTGCCTCAATTACCATATTCTCAAATTGGGTATCAGACAGATATGCTTGAGCCTTGCTCTTTAATGCTGCCGGAGTGGTTACATCATCCCAAGTCACAACCTTCTCTATCCATCCAAATGACTCAACGGCATCAGCACTATACACATAATCCTTGCCATCATTTACGGATGCAATGCCTACTCTCTCATCTAATCCGGAGATGCTTGTGGTCTCTTTTGTTGCTCCTAATGGTATGACAACTGTGGCAATCTTGGTTGTATCAAGAGTAGACTCAAAATCAACAAGATTCTCTCCCAATGCAATGCTCTGTGAGGCCGTATTAGGCGAATCTGCAAGGTAGTCGATATATCTGACTCCCTCACTTGTTCTGACCCTTAAATAGCCTCCAAAATCATCCACAAGGTCATTCTTGAGGCACTCCATAGTTGACTCATAGTTGCTATAACAGTAAAGCGCATTATATGACTCTCCAACTGTTACCATTCCAACAGTAAAATGCTTGTTATCCTCGCACAATGAGTTGTGGTTTGCTACAAATGCCTCAAGCAATCCCCGGATAGTCATATTCTGATATTTATGAGGTCTCTGCATCGTATCATTGAAGAATGACATTGTACCCTCGCACTCAATTGTGCGCTGCTTATAAAAGTCATCTGATACGGATGTGCAGATACCCTCAAACAACTCAAGGTCATCCCTCACAACTCTTATGATGCTCATCCTCTTTGTGATGGCATCATAGTAGGGATGAGTTGGAGGGATAATAAATGTCATACTTCCGGCTTTATTTACCTCAAGTTTTATCTTGGGATTGATGATAGCCAAATCATCTACCCTTGAGTCACAGAAGAGTGCGTTATCTACATATATCTGATACATTACAAGCTGCCTCCTCTATACTTAATATGCAGCAATCCCATTCCGGAAAACTCAAGTTTATTCTCTCCTTTTTCAAAAAATACATTGTACAATTTGCTTGTTCCAACCGGGATTGAGTATGTTCTGCCATTGTATGACATCTCACAAGGGAGTCCACTTGTTGCCATAGACTCCCATACAAATATGGGGAATTCTCTGTCTCTGCGACAAATAAGAGTAAATTTGCTCCACTTTGAACCGGGAGTGATAACCAAACATCCACTCTCATTTATGACTCCGTTTTCAAGGTCAAATGTATCCCATTCCCAATCTACATCAGATACATTGACATCATACTTGTATGGGTCACACACGGCCTCAAGAGTGATGCTCATTGTACCCTTTGCCCTTGTGACAGATGCAATGGAAATACGGCCTTCGTAATAATAGCCAATATCATCTCCAAAGATTATCTGTCTCCTCTGTCCGTGCAGATATGAGGCAAGGTTTGTCAACTTGGTCTCATCTGCCTTCATACGCAACAGTTTTATCTTGATTGTTCTGTCCTTGTATCTGACCGCATCTGATACGGCATTAGTTAAATCAACAGAGCCATCTCTCATTGGCACAGATACAAACTTGGTCTGTACTGTAGGCTGCTGAATCTCAACTGATGCCGTAAGAAATCCATACTCGGTATATAAATCTTTTCCGTCTATACTTACACTCTGCATTTATACACTCCTTCCGTATGCAAGTTGTCTCTTACCAAGCGCAACATCCATACTTGGCGCAAGCTGCCCAACTGTTGCTCCGGTATCCATAACAATCTGCATATTGGCTATCTGTGGCAGATACTCGGCAAGCATTGATATCAATCCATTGCTGCTGCTTGATACGGATACTTCTGCGCTGCCAATCTTGTCTTGGATGTCAAATACATCATTAACCGCATCAGTAAGCATATCCTCGTTGTCATAGATGCCCTCTGTGAATAGCTGCATCATATCCGGAGCATATGTGTGGAAGTTGGACAAAGGCCCGGTCTCCGGCTCTGAAAATCCTAAATATGACTTAACTGTGCTTGCCACATTGGATACTGTCGAAGTGAGGCTTGATATCTTTGATGTGATACCGCTGATGAAGTTGCTCATCAAATCCTTGCCCCAAGTTGTGGCTGATGTGATAAATGTCTTAAGTCCATCCTTAATCTTGTTGCCGATATTTGATACGGCTATAGCCAAATTGCTCAATGATACACTTCCGGCTAATCCGGTCTTAATCTGCTCAAATACATCTTGTCCGGCTTTTTTGATGTCCGGCCAAGCCTTTACAAATCCATCTTTGATGCCTTGAATTATCTCCGGGATTGCCTTAACTATCTCCGTGATAATCTGTGGAAGTGCGCCTATCAGAGCAACAAACAACTCTAATCCGGCAACTATCAAATCCGGTAAGCACTCTAAAATTCCGGTAATGATTCCGGTTATTATCTGTGGAATTGCCTTGCAGATGCCAATTATTATCTGTGGAATTGCAGATACCAAAGAAGTCAGTAATTTTACTCCGCACTCAATGATTTTTGGGATGGCAGATAGGATGAAATCTATGATGCCAACTATGATATTAGGGAGGGCATCAATCAAAATCGGCAAGGCTGCTATGATGCCATCTGCCAAGCCACTTATCAAGCCAAGTGCAGCATCTAAAATCATATCCGCATTGCTCAATAACATAGTGATGAGGTCAATGATGGTCTGTACAATTTCCGGTATCAATTCCGGAAGCATTTCTGCTATTCCATCTACCAAACTGACCACAATCTGTATTCCGGCATCTAACACACTTGGCAGCTGCTCTAAAATTGTAGCAATCAGACTACCGACTAACTTCAGCGCAGATGGTACAAGTTTTGGAAGGGTACTTGTGATGCCTTTTATCAGAGCCTCGATTATCTTTGGCGCAGCCGATAGCATTGCCGGAACAACAGACTCCACAATTTTTAGGATGTTGGGCATCAGAGTTTCAAGGTTGTCAATGGCAGACATAAATCCCTCTGTCAGAGTCTCCTCTGCACCCTCATTTCCGGCTAAAAGGTCACTCAATCCATCCATAACAGTTGTGACAGATGGTAAGAAGTCTGATAAGAGTCTGTTCTTGACTCCATCAAAAGTGCCTTGCAGCTGCGTGAGTGCATCATTGAATCCGGCTGATGACTTGACTACCTCATCAGAGATAACCATCCCATAGTCCTCTGCCTCTTGCATCATTGCTGCTATGCCTTCAGAGCCACTATTCATCAATGGCAATAACTCTTGATAACTCCTACCAAACAACTCATTTGCCATTGCATTTCTTTGGGTCTCATCGGTCATATCTGCAAGAGCCATAAGAGAGTCCATCATAACTGATTGTGAATCTCTTATGTTGCCATCTGCATCTGTTACCGATACACCAAGAGCCTCAAATGTTGCATTTGCCGTATATCCACTCTCTATCATCCCATTGAGAGTGTTTGTTATGTTTTTTACTCCAAGTGAAAATGAGTCAATGCTTGTGCCGGACAACTCTGCTGCGTATCCAAGTTTCTGATACAACTCTGCACTAATGCCCAACTTCTGTGATGCCTTATCAATCTCATCTCCACTTGATGCTATTGCTGATACATTGCTATAGATTGCCTTGCCGACTCCAATGGCAGCTGCTCCAACCGCTGCAACAGTTGTCGCAACTCCGGCTGCAACTGTGCCAACTGTCTTTGCCACATTGCCAAAACTTTGTGAGGAGTTCTTGGCAGAGTCCAATCCACTCTCATACTGTGATGAGTCAAGGCGCAATGTTGCCACTAAATCAAATACATCCATATTAGTCAAACCTCAATCCAAGTCCATTGATAACAGACTCGGCAATCTCATCCCCACTCCGTGCATCCACTTTGTGAGGCTTTATTATGTCGCAATATCTTTGAGTGATGTACTTGTTTTGCGCTGCATAAGAGAGGCTATCTGTAACATAAAAGCGGTATGCTTTATCACGCATATAGTCTATATATCGTGCCTCTACATACCGCTTAAAGTGTGATACCTTTCTTACTCCTTTGTACTCTCCGTAGCAGAGCCAAAAGATGTGTTCTCCTTCTTCTGCTCCGCAGATGTAAAAACCGCAAGCAAATCCTTGTCATTAAGGATATCCAATAGGTCTCTCATCAGAGTGATTGCATTGCACTTATAATCCTTGACCGGAGTATTATTCATCCTTGCAAATATCTCAATGATGGCTGACTTGTGGTTCTTGAGTATATGCTGCGCAATGGCCATCTTGTCTCCATTGGCTCTTGCCATATCTCTCACCTTGTCATCACTAAATATCTCGGTTGCCGGAGTGATTAAGTCTGCAATCAAATCAAGTGCATCTTCATTCTCAAAATCTGTTATTTTCATCTGTTAACCTCTCATCTTACTGTTCTGCCGTTCCGGCCTTGATGTATACCTCAAAAGGTACTTCATCCGGGTCATCCTTGCTATAATGTCCGGTAAAGGTAAATGCAAACTGTCCTTTAGCCTTATCGGTACTCTGAATCTGAAAACCATCAGTTGAGAGTGCATTGATAAGATGGATTGCACAATAGCCACCATTGGTTGTGCCATTCTTGTCAGAGTAATCTCCAATCCACCACACATCATCAAAGTCAGTTGTTGCAATGTCATTTCTTGGTACGATATGAGTTGCATCTGATGAGTCTGCATCTGCTGCTCCAATAAGCTGCTTTGCAATTGATGCGGTAACTGTAACAAATGTGCCGGAAAGAGTTGCCTCCCAAGAGTCTAACTTCTTGAGTTCCATCATATTCTTGGGGCAATTATCAATGTCCTCTCCAAAGTCTGTGTAAGTAGGAGTGGCCTTGAAATTGATACCTCCGGTTGTAGCACCAATCAGATTGCCGATTGTGCCGGATGCCGGAGTAAAACTATCAACCAAAATTCCGGCATTCATCTGCATTTCCTTAAATGCGTTTGTAGGAATCTGTGTAAACTTCATCGTTTACCTCCTTATGTTATTAAAAACTCTAATGAGATGTTTAATACTCGCTGCTTGATGGTACTGTCATTGGCATCTGTAAGAGAATTGCACCAAGGCTCTCCTCTCTTTACCCATATAACACCATCATCACACGCAAGCATCACTCCACCTCTGCCGATTGCATCTGAAATCTGTTTAACTTTGGCATTGGGAGCAGCCTCTGACTCTGTGTGATACCACAAGTTGACTCCAATACTGATTGGCGCATCTCCCCAATTACCCAAAGTTGTCTCATATGTCAGCCAAGGGAATTGCACCTTTTCCGGTACGGAGTTGACCGGATATGCATTTATTCCAAATGATGAAAAAAACTGATATAAAGCTGCCGTAGTTGTCATTATGTTAAACTCCATTTTTCTGCGGTCACTTGTGCAACATCAAATGATGCAACGGATGGACTAACTTTGTCTCCGGCATCTGATGTCACACGGAATATCTTGCCATCTGATACTCTTTTAATAACATCGTGATACTCCAATGTAATTGTTTTAAGAGTAGTGATGGTATAAACCGAAGTTACACCTTGCTGCTCTCCAATCCTTGCTTGCATTGTGGTATCAAGAGTGATTGCAGCCTTGATGGCTGCTCCCTCTGTCCAAGTTGTGGTATATCCACCTTCTCCATCAGATACCTTGGTCTTATTCATAATTATGCAATTTTCCATAAAACTATCTATAAGACTCATATCTTTCTCCATACATTGAGACGGCTCTTGAATACATCTGTCCAACTTGAACCACCACTTGCCATTGTGTAGGAATATCCACCAAATGACTCGCTCTGATATGGGGTCTGTGTGCCGTATTTGGCGCAATAAGCCTCGATATCTGTTGCAAGGTCAATTACTTCACCCGGTATGACAAGTGGTGTAATAATGCCATTAAAAGCCTCATCCTTGAGGTCTGTGCTTGGGTACTTATGTACTCCATTATTCAGCACAGAGCCTTCAATTAGATAATACTGACCGCTTAAAAATGGGAGGCTGATGGTCTCATCTGCAATTGTGAAATCTCCCTTTACCGCTTTTGCGCTATCCGGGAAATAATTTCTCAAATACCTTAATACTTCGTTTAACATATCAGCCTCCGCAAATCATTAGCCTCTGAATGCTGCAAGTACAACCTTGCTTGCATTGGTAAGTGCTGCAACATAGTGAGCATCAGCAGAGATGTAGGTGGTCTTGTGATGGGTATCTCTCTCACTCTCTACAGATACGGCTCTCTTCTTGTAGATGGTAAGTGCAGCAACCTCATCCTCGGTTCTTGCATCGGTCTCAATCTTAACAATGGGATTGAGGAATGCGGTCTGACCAAGTTTTGCTACATAATAGCCATCATCAGCCTTAACATCTGAAGGATAATTCTTTGCAGCCTTTACAGTTGCAAGAAGAACCTCACCACTTCCGGCTGCTCCACCGCTGCCACTTCCGGTTGTTACAACAAGTTTTGCTCCGGATGCACCGCTTGCAACCTTGATGTAAACACCATCAGTTGTGGTGTAAAGAGGTACTCTGCGTGAAGGTACTACAGAGCAATTAGCAATCTTACCAACCTCACCATTCATAACAACATTAGTGCCTACACCATACTTATCTGCGCTGATGAAGTTTGCATCCTTACGGAGTGCGGTAATCTGTGAGGGATGTACGAAGATAACCTTTGCGGTATTGAGTTCCTCTTCAAAGAGGTCAATAGCATCAACGATTCCGGCATATGAGATTCCGGTCTCAACTGATGTACCATTAAAGTCATTTGATGCACCAAGAAGTGCAGAGATTGAGTCTCCATCCATCTTTGATGCAATAGCCTTTGCCAACTGTGAGTTGGTCTCTCCAACCGGATTGCCATATGCTGAAAGAAGAGCCTCATCTGTGAGGGTAACACCCTTTGCTGCCTTCTTAACTGTATACTGTACATCAGTTGCGGTAAGCTGCGACTCGCCTACGTCTGCACCTTCTGCAACATCAGCCGCATCACCAATGTATGCATACTGTGGTACTGTGATTGAGTTGCCGGGGATTCCGGTAAGAGTATTGTCAATCTTTGCGAATGGGGTAACTACGATTGCATCATCAATCTTTGCTGAAATCATATCAGCCATAACTTCCGGATTGATAAGATTTGAAAGTGTGGTATTTGCCATTTTCTTTTTCTCCTTAATTAGATGTCAGAGCCTTGTAACCATCCGGGTTCTCGTTGTACATCTTGAGCCTCTCGTTATAACTCATTTTTGCAAACTGTTCCTTGGTAATGCTCTGATTTGCGTTGTCCGGAGGAGTCTGTGTTTGTGCTCCGGATGTCTGTGTTGTAGTAATAAAATCTGACCACTCGGTCTTGATGCCCTTTGAAATCTCTTTAGCATCCTTGATTGCTCCCTTCTCATCCAACTCGATAGATGAGAGGTCTGTAACCTTTAGGATTGCCTCAATTGACTTCTCACGGATACCATTCTCCTTGAGGAGTGACTTGTATGCGTTTTCTTTTGCAGCCTTGGTCTCCTTTGTGGTCTGCTCCACTTTGTACTCCTCAAAAGCCTTATGCTCTGCCTCATACTTTTTCTGCCACTCGTCAGAGCCTTCAGTTGACTTTTTGAGAGCCTTTAACTCTGCATCAACTCCATTAAGTTTCTCTAACTGTGCCTTGTACTCGTCTCGCTGCGCCTTGAGTGCATCTGTGGATTCTGTGTGTGCCTCGATGATTGCGCTTATCTGTTCTCCGGTAAGCTGCATACCACCTAAAAATGCTCTTGTAAGTGCCATCTCTATCTCCTTTGCTTTGTGCCTTTACTTTGGCTTGAGATTTTCAACAGTATAATTATTGCATACAAAAAAGGCTCTGTTATGCCAACATAACAAAGCCTCTCGCTGCTCTACCTATTAACTTTTTAACTCCTCTTTTATGATATTCTCATACTCTTTTGCGTGGTCTGATATTGCCGGGCGAAGGTATGGCCTCGGTTGCATACCTCTTGTATAATGCCCTACACCCTCATCATCTACCCACACCCAAGGAGTCATTCTGCCTCCGGTCTCTGAATAGATACCGCTGCCAAGCTCGATATATGGCGCATAGTGTACATTAGTGCCAATATATACCGCTTTATCAGCCTCCACCACTTTGTGAGTGATGCTATTCCTCAATCTTCCGGTATCAACCGCCTTTTGGGATGTGATATTAAGTTTTGCATATCCCTCTGCCAATAGTCCACAAGTCTCCAATGCTCGCTGAATCTGCTCACGGCTTGCAGCTAATACCTCTGCACTATTGTCTGTGATTTGAATCTGACTAATTGCCATTATGTCTGCCCTCGTCTAAAAGCAGATAATACTCCTCATACGATTTTTTTGCATCCGGAGGAGCATCCTCTGTCAATTCATATCGCATCTCGCTCTCATTAAATTTATACCATTTAGGGTTCTTCATAAAATACGGCTCTGATGTCTGCATATTAATATCCTTTCGATACAAGCCATTGCTCCATAGCAGCACCTAACTCATTAGGCTCTCCGCATTGTGAATTTGCAAATGTCTCTGCAAATGCCTCAAAGTAAGATGATTGTCCATATCTGCTCAAATTATCAGCAAGAGAGAAGTCCGGATTATTGCTCTTTGCGATATCAACAATCTCTTCCCAAATACCTTTGGCACACTCTGCCTCATTCTTACTGTACCATTTAACTCTTGCTGCTTTAGTTTTGGCATCCGCATTATAAAACTCGCTTGGATTGGATGCACTCCATCCATTATCTTTATAATACTGTGATACAAAAATATTTTCAAGCATATGTCCGTATTCGTGAGTCACATCATATACGGAATAATTCTCTTTAGCGCAAGGCATTGCCCATCTGCGACCAATTTGTCCTTCCAATGTTGCTATATGGGTATCATAATCCTTGTATGCTCTTGGGCATAAAGATAACTTCATAGAGAGAGGATTTGTTGCCGGATTCGATACATATGCCTCTGCATTACCACTTGCGCTTGATATGATTGATGTGTTTAATGCATCGTGGCATACTCCAAATCTGTCCTCAAGTTTAATCAACTGATTTGTGCTATCAACATACAATTTCTCATTGATTTTCTTGGTAGTAGAGTCAACATAGAATCCACACTCTTTTTCAAGCAACTCATTTGCAGATGCTCTGTCTGTTGCCTTTGGCAGCTGCTTATCCTTCTCCTCCATTGCTCTGAATGATGCATCAGCACTTGTTGTGGGTTTGGAGTTGCGCATCTTCTCCTCTCGCTTGCGGTCAAGCCACTCCTTGTATGTCTCCTCTGTGTGGTCTCCCTTATGCCCATCTATATCTGATGTGCGCTGCTGCCCATTGTACTTTGGTATGATGGCTCTCTCTGTGCATCTGCAATTGTAAAACTCACTCGGCTCTCCGTTTTGGTCTCCGGGATACATAAGTCCATTTGGATATGGCTTGTCATATGGTACTTGCACACCATCTAACTCTGCGTGAGAGTCTCTTGTGCGGTCATCCTCTGTGGCAATCCACTCCTTCTTAATCTCAATCCCCAAATCGTGTGCTTGCTCATAGGATGCTTGTCTCCCGGCATTCTCTGCCGTTGTGATGGATGTCCTCGCATTGCGTATGGCTGCATTGCGATTCATATCAGCAACACTCTGAAAGGCATCTGCAATCTGCCCAATGTCCTTGCCTTGCAATATTGCGCTTGTCAAAGCATTGGTTAGTTTTTTCTCATTCCAAGCATTAGAGTCTGCATCCTTTACCCTTGATGATGGGATAATCTTGGTCTGTCCGGTCAACAATCCTTTTACTGTCTGCTCATCGTAGATATCAAAGGCCACTCCGGTCTCTTGCTCAATCTCATATGCGCTATAGTTTGCATTAAGAGTGTATATACCGGGAGTTGTATCATTCACATATGCAGCTGCAACCTTGTTGGCATCTGTGAGCCTCTGCGCAATGTCATCTCTTACCTTGAACCATCTCTCGCCTCTGCCCAACTGTGATACTTGCCAATTGTAGAATTGTTCTTTTGTATACTTGCCATCCTCATATGCTTTTTTCTCTTTTTCAAATCTCTCTCGATAAGATGCAAAATAGTCAGAGGCCGTTTTACTAACCTCTGACAATGCATCATCATATACAGTTGTGATTTGCCCTATAAGGCCGTTGAGAGCCTTATCTGTCTGCTTATCAGCATATGACATTACTCTTCATCCTCTGTATCTTCTTCAGCCTCTGTATCAGCCTCATCGGCATCCTCATCAGCATTGAACATCTGATAACTCTCGCTCTGTCTCGCCTTGATGACATCATCTTGCTCCTCCGGAGTGAGGAATGGCAGATGCTTGATTATCATCTCATCAGTAAGATAGTTGGCAGCAGATAATACCATATTTGTCTGCTCGGTCTCATTGACTACGATATTCCACATAAAAGTGGGATTGTCATTGATTCCGGCTAACTCCAATACTCTCTGCACAAAGTCTATCAGATAATACTCAAAATCAGCACACTTGTTATTCTGACTCTGATATGCTGCCCTTATCTCTTGAGTAGTCTTTGCAGCTGCGCTCAATGTCTTAATATCAAGCACTTGGAAGTCATCATAGATATCTCGCTGCAATATCTCAAGCATTGTGGCTCTTGCATCTGTGGGGATTGCAATGGTATGCGCCTCAACACTATCTCCCTCTGATACGGCTGCTCTAACAGTTTTCATTCGCTGAATAAACTGTGCAAGGTCAAAGTCATCCATACCATTAGTGTTATTTATTACCCAATAGAAGTCTGCGGTATCATCAATATTGTTTGCCAAACCACTCTTAATAAAGTCATAGCAATCAATGCTCTCTCTGATACCAACTAACTCTGATTCGTGAGAGTCATTTGCATAAAGGGTCACAATAGGCAGCTTGGTATAATTCTCACCTACTACACTCTCAACTCCTCCGGCAATTGTGCTTGTGGTATTCAGTTTGTATGCCCTCTTGGGATTTACAATCTCAACCTTCTTGTCTCCGGTCTGTGTATACTCGGTATATCCATCCGGCTCATACAAGGTTGCTCTGAATACTGTCTTATCATCAACCACCTTAAACCAATATCTGATTCCGGCCATCAACTCTGCGGTATTCTCATCATACAGAGGGCAGAATCCCGGCTTTGATTGTGTATCTGCATATCCAAATACCTCAAGATGGTCAAGATTCCAAAAGCCAAAGGCTCTGCCGGATGCCATTGCAATCTTGGCAGCGGTCTCCAACTGAAAATCAAAATCCTTGCCTAACTTGTCTTTGTTGCTGCCCTTGTTCAACTTGAGTCCGTTGCCTAATACATACTGTACTTGCTGCGTTACAAGTCTGCGGAAGAATAGAGTCTTTAACTTGTAATTGGCACTAAATACATCCGGAATCTTCTGACCGCTTAATGAGTACAAAAACTTCTGATAATTCTCAATAGTGATGTTGTGCTTGTTGTAGTATGCCTCTCCATCAACCGCCTTTTTGTAGTCTGATGATGCTCTGAATACATCTACGGCATCTCTACAAAACTGTGCTTTGCCACTCTCTCCCACATTTAGCAAATCTTGGTAAGTGTACATTTTGCTCTCCTTATACAAACATAAGATTGTTGTGAGTGTTGCTGCGTGGTTCTTTACGCACTAACCTCAATGTCTTTACTAAATATCTCACCGCATCCATACAATGGTCATTCTCTTTGATGGGTTTATCCTCGCCTTGCTCGGCTGCTTTAGCATCCCATATATACAAAGCAAACTCGCCTATTGTATGCTTACATCTGCGATTGAATATTAATCTGTCCTCTGCAAGCATTTTGCCTACATCTGCGATGCCATTGATAACATCATTGTCTGCTGCTTGCACCTTGTATCCTCTCTTGCGCAACTCCACAATCAAAGCTGCTGCCGAAGGGTCTACAATTATCCTCTTGGGATTGGCTTGCAACCTATCAAGCATTGATATCAATCCCTCAACTAACTCCGTGACAGTTTTCTGCTTTCGCTCATCTCTGCCGGAGTAGTAATACTCATCCGGGCAATACCACTTATTCTCACCCTTGACTTTCCTAAAGGGTAAAAAGGTTGTTGCATTTTGGATACCATAGTCAGATGCTACATACCAATCTCCCTCTGTCTCCAAATCCTTGTCCGTGATATTGCTCTCATTAAACATATCGTATATGAGGCCTTCAGCAGCGCAACGCAAGCCTAAAATATCTCGCTTATACCAAATACTATTCTTGTCATATTGCGCCTCTATTTCGGCAAATCTGCGCTCTGATATGGATGCATTGTCCTTGATAGTAAAATGCTCATAGTTGTATGCATCACCATAAGCAGCTGCAAATGTATCAATGTAGTTGGCATATATAAACGATGATGGCGCACCGGGGTTCAAATCCCAAAATATGCGCCTTGTTGTTGCTGCCAACTGTCTATTAAAAGCCTCTTTAATGGTATCTTCGTGATGCAGATTTATCTCTGTAGCAATCCACATCCCATACGAATTTCCTCTAATCTTTTTGAATGAGTCTGCTTTACCACCTCCGGCAAAGATAACTACATATTGCCTCCCGGCTGCATTAATTAGTAAAGCCTCATTGCCCTTGTACTTTGTCCACTTGCATCTGCCTCTGAATATGTACTCAAGTCCAAATCCGTTGCAATCTCCAATATTCAACTTTGCATTGGCTGATGTACTTCCGGTTGCAAGATGTATCCTATCCTTGACTCCGTACTCCAACATCCTTGCAAATGCAGCAACATTGTCAACTGTCTTTCCGGCTCTTACTGAACCTTCGGCAACTGATATTGTGGATTTGATTGCCCTCTGCATATACTCCTTGTGCTTATCACTCCACAAGGGATGCAATGTCTTGGCAATCATAATCCGGCCTCATCAAAGAATGACTCTGTATCCTCGGTATCAATACTCTCTTCCGGCTTATCCGTCTGCCCAAGGTATTGCTTGCCAAGCCAAATTGCCATATTAGCATTCTTTTCTGCAAGTCTAAACTGACTTCTGCGGAGACTAATTTTGCCTCCGGCTCTCTTAATGGCAAAAACCTTCGAAAATGTCATATCTTTGCCATATGTATTTTTACACCATTTCTCAAGTGTATCTGCGCACACATCAAACCATCCACATATTTCTTCGTGTGTGCATTGTAGAGAACATAGATTTTCAAATTGCTTTTTGTCTATCTGTTTCTCCGGTCTACCCATTTTAGCCATATCATCATCCTCCGGTTGCTTTCATTGGATGCATTGCATCTACTCACATATGTCCGGTAAGTCCTCACGGAGTTCCCACCCAATTCCAAATGCATTGTAGATATCAAAGAAGTCCTCAAAATCGTGCGGTACTACATAAGTCTTAATACCACTATCACTTAAGTCTGCTCCAATGTGGCTCAATTCGTGCCACAGTAATACTTTGATTCTGTTGGTATCCCAATCCTTTACATTAGGCTCATAAACTGTGACTATAAAGTCATAAGCCATATACATCTTGTTTTTATCTGTTACCTTCTCGCAATCAGCAAATACAGTATTCTCGCCTTTTTTCTTGGCTTGGTCTGATGTGCGATATGCAACTCTAATACCATTGTCACGGATAAAATGCAGCTTATCCTTTGCTGCTATTACCTCTTCTGCTAATGCTTTGTAATAACTTGATACTTCGTACTCTGCCATATTATTCTCCCTCAATCAATTCTGCTTTTAATCCGGTATATTTCTCCCATCTGCTGATTATTACATCAACATAATGAGGGTCATACTCCATCATCGAGCATTGTCTGTTGCTCATCTCGGCTGCAAGGAGTGTTGTACCGCTGCCACCGAATAAATCCACTATTACATCCTTATCGTGGCTATATCGGTCTATAAACCACTTTGCAAGTGCTATTGGCTTTTGAGTGGGGTGATGTCTCTTGGCATCAAACTCACCATTTAGTCCAAAGATACCGCACCACTTAACTCTTGCTATATCTCTCTTGTGCTTATTCTTGATCCAACATAACTCAAAACAAGAGCCATACATCTTATCTGATGAATAGTCTTGCTCTATGTCATCATTGCCATTGGCTCTCTTATCCCAAACTATCCAAGAGCCATCATTTTTATCCGGTATCAACTCGGCAAAGTAGTCTGCTCCCCATAAAAATACTTCAGCTGCATCTATACTCAATGCTGCATCAACCATCTCCGGGTGAAACTCATCCACCTTGCCTTGCTCATATGTATTGCCATTTCCAAAGCCTTGCATACTCTGATAGTCTGTATCAAGATTCATTCCGTATGGAGGGTCTGTGAATACCATATCAACCTTGATGCCGTTTATAAGTTTATCCACCATCTCGGCATTGGTTGAGTCTCCACACATCAGCCTATGCTTGCCCAATTTATATATCTGTCCTATATGGCTCATAGGCTCTTTTTCTGTATCAATGCCCTCTATATCATCTATGTCCTCATCCGGCTCTGTATTCGCCTCTAAAGGCTCGTCAAGGTCAAATCCAAAGTCAAAGCCATCAAAGTCTAATCCCTCTAACTCTTCTGTCAGTTTATCAATATCCCATTCGGCAAATTCAGAGGTCTTGTTGTCAAGCAGCCTATACTTTTTCTTCTGCTCCTCGGTCAATCCCTTGATGACTCGGATATTGATATCTTGTAACCTAACTTCTTCAATGCCCGGAGTCTTGTATGTCCGGCAAGTACAACCATATCCTCATCAACAACAATAGGAGCAATGTATCCACATTGTCTGATGCTCTCGGCAACAGATGCAACGGCATCATCATTGTTCCTTGGATTGTTGGGATATGGCTTGATGTCTGATAACTTTACTATCTGCTCCATCTTTTATCCTTTCCCACTATATGTGAATAGCATAGATAGGAATCGAACCTACCAACAGAGAGTGGGTTGCTCTGCCGTAACACATACTATGCTGCCATTGTTGAATGAGGGTCAACAGATGACGGATATTATTCCGCATCTATAATTATCCCACATAAAAAAGGCTCTGTTATGCCAACTAACAAAGCCTTTTACTATCTAAAATCCAACATTCTTACCTACAGTTTTAACAAAAGCAATTACCCATCTCTGCACAGTTCTTGGTGAGTAGTTTAACTCCAAAGCTGCTCCATCAACTGTATGAGTCTTTTTTATCAGCACAAGGCTGATTGCCTCTATCTTGTCATTACCATTGTCAAGTCCAAGTGTATATGCCAATGCATCCTCAATGGCCGTTGTATATGCTTTGGCTTGCTTGGTATCCTCTGACTTCAACTCCGGGTATCTCATAATCATCTTGCGCACTATTCCGTGCCAATAGAATTTAGGTCTGCTCAATCTACCCTCCTCCCTTTACCGACTTTGTACCCTATGCAGAATGACAATGCTATGATTCCACATAATCCGGCCTCAATGCCTATGGCTGCAATATATGTAATAAACTCTGCATAACTCATTCGCTCTGCTCCTTTAACTGTTCCATAACCTCATCAAGTCCGACAAAGTTAATATCCCAAGCCTTGATTATTCTGACTATCTTTGCCCAACCCTCTCTATGATTGCCATTACTGTCATAACCCTCAAGAACAACCTTATCTGCTCTTTCTCCCTCTGCATAAATCTCTGCATCTTGTGGCATCTCTTTTAATTTCTCAATCAATTCTGCTACTGTCATTGCTCTGCTCCTTTAACTGTTCTGCAAAACTCAATTTATTAAGTTCATCAACTGTCAGCCACAAAAATTGTTTTCCGTCAGCATTTGTTAAAACGTAAGGCTTTAACTCTGCAATTGCATCTGCCTTGCCTTTAAGGTATCTCTGCACACATTCCTTAATGTATTCATCTGATTGCTTATATTCTTTTATTGCATCTGCTCTTATCTGCTTATCGTGTTCTGACATATTGATTAACTCAAAACTAAAATCGCACAACTCATCATCATTATTAAAGTGGCAAGGACAGTTTCCATCTTCAACATAGCATTTACATACTTTGCATTTATCATTCATTCGCTCACTTCCTTCCTACCATAATGCAACTGACAACGAAGCCAATAACAATGCCAACCAAAAAACATATAGTGCCGACTAAAATCAATTTAAGTATGTCCATTGTGTTCCTCCTCTATCTGATGTAGTGCCTCGTCAATAGTCAAATGAGTGGAGTGCAGGAGCTTGGCTAACAGCCTTGCCCCTTCTCTGATTCCTTCCTGGAACACTCCGTCATGAATTTCCTTAATAGTCTTCTCCACATCCGTCATCAGCTTCCACCTTCCCGAACCGCTCTCCGTTCTTGTATGCTTCAACCTTCTTGTAAATCATCGCATCAATTGTCGGCTTGTTAAGTCCAAGCTCTTCTGCAATGTACTTGTTACTCCATCCGGCAACCTTAAGAGCGCAAGCCTTGTCCCAATCAATAGGCTTTCGCTTGCTTTCACTCGGTACCGCAACAGCCTTTTCAATCTTCTGCTTCTTGGGCTTTTCTTCTGCTGGCACGACTTCTGCGGGAGCAAAGAACCGATTGACATAGTTCTCGAACTTTCTGAAGCACTCTGAACAAATCTCATACTCGTAAGCCATCTTGAGAAATGTGCTGTCCTCTGACTTCTGTTTTCCACACTTGTCGCAAATGTAAATTATTTTCTGCATTCTATTCCTCCATATCAAACAAACTCATCTGACCGTCTAAATGCTCCCAACCATAAACTTTCTTTTTTACATCATCAACCTTTTGCTTTATGTCGAGTGATTCTCCAGAAGGAAGTGCTGTGATTAATATCCCCTGCATTGTGTTGTTTCGGTCATCTCTCTGATGATGAGAATGATAAACTGATTGATAATGCCAAGCATAAACTTCAAGCTCTAACCATTTGGCAGGTATTCTGTCTGGCTTAATCTCCCAATAATCTCGCCCATCATCCCAAGCATTGAGATTTTTTCTGATGTATGTTGCCTGCTTCTGCTTTGCGGTATTCTGATGCATAATGAATGGATATGGTGGAACAACTCCGAAATCAGGACCGAAGCACAGGCAATCAACAATTTCAGATCCATTTTTTCTGACCTCAATTCTCACATCCGTAATAACGGCATTAAGACTTATCAACTCCCTGACTTTCATTTCCTTCTGTTGCCTCCAAATCAAACACACCATCCTCGTCAAACTTTGCATCGAAGCGAATACCGGAAAGCAATTCATATACCAAATGAGCAGACATTGTGTCATCTTCCTTGATTCCGTCCCAAAACTCATTCAGAAGCTCTGACAGCCTCATTTGAGCCTCAATACATCTGATAGCCATAATATCTGCATCAGCCTGAGCCAATAGCTCTGTAGCTTCCTCATTTGATGTCATTGTGTGACTTGCGAACTGCTCATAATCACAAGGAAATGAGCGGCGCTTCAACTTCTCTGCTGCTTCAAAAAGTAACATCTTTATCTCCTCCCTAAATTGCCTTCTGTCTGTATTTCATATTCTGGTAAATACGCTTCTTAACTCGGCACTCTTCGCACATCCTAAAACCGAAGCCATCAGGAAGCGGCTTGAAGCATCTTGTGCATTTCTTTTCACTTCCCTTAAGAGTCTGCCTTCTTTTCTCGTTGTATGTCTTCTGGTACTCGATGCGCTCGGCTTTGTGTAATTGATAGTAGCGCTTGCATCGTTCCTGCTTCTTCTTATCAACAGACTTCTTCGGTTTACTGACCTTACTGTTCCTTTTCTCAATTGATGCAATCTCGGAATCACTAATATCATCCATTACACAATCATCAAAAGGACAGTTAAAACAATCTCTATTACAATCCATTCTCGTCACCTTCGTTCTCTTGTGTCTGTGGCTTCGTGTGAGCCTCATACAGCTCTCTGTGATTGCTCTGTGGTAACTTTATACTCTGCGATACTTCCGTCTTATAATCGTCACAGAAAATACTCATATTCTGACGAAGCACTGACTTAAAATCTCCTGCTCCCCAAGCAGCAGCCTTTCTCTTGGCTCTGCTGTTGTCCCTGTTCTGGTATTGGTCAAGTTAAAAGTTATCCTTGCCATTAACACTTGGAACTCTCCGCTTCTCTATGTCCGTTATTCCCCTCATTCGCTTTGCTTTCCCTCCACTCGCATTCCATATAATCGAGTATTGCATTTATCATCTTCCGGACAAACTCTCTGTCCTTGCCTTCAGGTGTATTCTTGATTGCTTCGTTCCCAATCTGAATCAATCTCGAAAAGTCTGAAGGTGTCTCGAACATCATCTTTGCAATTTGCCATCCATAATTGATTAAATCGTGTAGTTTTTTCAAAATGGTATATCCCCCATATCTTCATCCGGTACTGGTATGAATCCATCATCGTACCAGGGATAAACAATAACTTCGTCAATTGTGTTCTTAAGTCTCTTCGTTTCCTTCTCATACCAAAGCGGAATAAATAGATCCTGAACTCCGTCCTCTCGGTTCTTTGAGACCTCGATGATATTTGTGCCATCGTATACAGGATTGCTATCTTTCCAATCAAACATCTGCATTGACAATCTCTTGAAGTCCGCATTGTTTCTGTGAACAATAAAAGCATTGTCAACAATATTGGAAATGTTTCCGCTTCCGCTTATGTCATCAAGTCGAAGGAAACCTTGTGCCTTTCTCGGATGTGCTACAAATATGATGTGAGTATTGGTAAGGTTTGCGATGTTTTTCAGCTCCCATACAAACTTTGTCTGAGCCTCATATTTGTCCTTGTCGAGTTCTTCAAGATTAAGTGCCATGACATTATCGATTATTACAAGGTCTGCTTTTTTAGCCTGGATGATTCTACGGAGTTGTTCTGCAATCTGTTTGAAACTATTTCCATAGTTGTTGTTGTAAAGCCAAAACCTATCTCCAAGCCATTCCGCAATCTGATTATTTACTTCCTTTGTGGTGTAGTAGTTATCATCAAACTGAATAGACTTCCTAACCTTGTTTTTTCCTGCGGCCTGTAAATACATCCAGCGCATGAACTTCTTGCTTGTAAGTTCTCCGGAGTAAGTGATTACTGTGTGTCCGTCCTTAATCGCATTAAGTGATACATCTGAAAGCCAAGTTGATTTAGCCGAAGCTCTTAAGCCAGATACAACAGTGATTCCCTTCTTAACCAATCCCTTCATTCGCATATCAATTTCTTTGTATCCTGTGCGAATATATTCCTCTTCAGGTTCTTCCAAATCATTAATCATTGATGGATTGAGGAACATTGGCTCATCGTTCTCATCAATAACCTCGTGATAAGGGATATCGGTCTTTAATCGGTTGTGCTGCTTCCATCCTTCTTCAATGCGCTTGTCATTATCAGAATGATCGTATGCATCTGGCTCAAACAACAGCCTTACATCTTGCCACTTCCTATCTCTGCACGAATTATGAAAACACTTGAAGCCGATTGCTCCAGAAGCTTGAACGAGAATCATTGCATCCTTGCCATCGTGATTTGAATCAAAAGGACAATGGTCAAGGATGTATTTTGTGCCACCTTCCCAGGGACCACCATTCACATATCCGATTCCATGCTCATCCATCCAATCAGTGACCGAGAAATCACCTTGAACTGAACTTTGTTTAACAATGCGCTTGGGTTCTTCTTCCGGAAGCTCCGCAACCAATTTCTGAAGTACATCAATTCCATTGGTTAATATTTCCTTCGGTTCTCCCTTCATTCTGCTCATTCGATGAGGTCGATCTTCAGAATTTCTTCCCTTCTGCGCCATCGTTCCATACAGTTTGCATATTCTTGAAGGATTGAAATTAACCTCATCAATTTTGACAACATCATTACTGAAGAAAACTGAAAGCACCTTAAGACATTTCTTAAGCAAAGATTCATTCTCAGGAGTATTAGGAAGGTCAACCTTATAAAGTAGATGCGCACCGTTTCCACTTACTGCCTTAACTGGTTCATTGAATCCAAGTGATTCCATATACTCAACAATCTTCTTGGCAGTAATTAAAGCCGATTGATATTCGTTAGCGCTGGATGATATTCCTGCAGCTCTTACCGGATCCATATCGATGAACAGCCACTCTAATCTTGTAATGTTGCTGTCTGAGGTACTGTCCTTTATTGCAATGAATTTCTCAAACTGGATTCTTGAAGCACATCCATCCTCTATGCGGTTGAGGGTGATATATACATTTGTATTTTCAAGGTGCAATTTGCCAAGAGCTTCAATCAATTTATCCGCATCTTTGAAATAGGCACTTAACGGTTTACTCTGTCCGAGAACTCTGACCTCGAAGAGCTGATTATTAGGTTTGAGTTGAGCTATTGCTTTTCTCACTTCTTGCTCGTCAAATAAATTACTCATGAGCGGCGCCCTTCTTTCTTTAATTCTTTATACATTCTTTAATTCTTTATACATTCTTGTATTGTGTATCGCTGAAAGTCCGTTTGCGGTCCGTTTGCGGTCCGTTTGCGGTCCGTTTGCGGTCCGTTGGTGGTTCGATTAGTGGTCCGCTAATGTTGGAAATCGTCATATTTTATAAGGGTTATAAGTGTTCTGCCGTTGTAGCACTGCCTGGTTATCATTTCTGCCGACTCGAGTAACGCAAGATAGCGCATAACCTTACCTTTTGACCATTTCCATCGGTTCATCAAAAAAGCAATACTTATATGTATCTGTCCTCGCCTTATTTTTTGGGTATCCGAGGCACTTATTATCTTTTCTGTGTCCTCGTGGTTAGCCATAAGAATCAAATCTATCCAGGCGCTTCTTCGGTCAAATGGTTCATAGGATTGCCAGATTGCCGATTCCCAAACTTGTCGATGGATTTTAACCCATCCTTTATCCTTTGCCATCATCCACCTCCTAAAAGCCTTATTATTTCTTTTCCTGTCTCTTCCGGAGTGCAGAATGCAAATGTTACGTTGTACTCTGTCTGAATGGTTCTGAATGATTTATAGAGTTGTTTACCGCTTGTTGGCTGCATTAATTCGTGATGAGGAACTCCATCATCCTTTAATGCTTTCAGGAAGTCTGATTGAGAGAGATTTCTATATTTCATATGCTTCATTCTCAATTTGCGAATCCATTCTTGCTTTCTTGGATTCTCCCAGAACATCACATCCTCAACGCAAGTGATACCGTTCCCATTCTCACAAAGAATTATTATCTTGATTCCTTGCTCTTGCGCTCGTACCAATTCTGATCTGAATCGTTCGTGCTGTTGGCAAACATTGCCGCATAACTCAATCAAGTCCTTCTTTCGGTCAATCACAAGCCTCGGATTGTCAAGATTCATATAGTCACCAACAAACAGCTTGGAGCGGAAGTATTGAACTCCCAGCTCCTTGAACTGTTTTTCAATTCTTATCCATTCAGATTTATGCTCTCGTGTGTCGCATTGAATCTGCATTAGTTACCTCCTAAAAGGGAATTTCATCCTCTGCTCCAGCAGGAACATTAACGAATCCGGCAGGTGATGAGCTGGGTGCGCTTCCTGAAAGATATTTAGGATCAGGAACATTGGCGGTCTTTGCACTGTCATAATTGCAGAAGAAACGGATTCTTCTTCTCATCTTGGTCTCGCCGTTGTACTCTTCCTCAACTTCACCGATAACAACTCCGACCTTCTTGTTCTTGAACCAAGCAGCAAACTTATCACCCCATACACACTCTGCATTGTTTGACTTCTCAACGGATGTAATGAATGACTTGAATGACTTTGAGCAAGCGCCGTTACTGTCTTCGCTCATGATGTACTGAGTTCCCTGGAACGGCCACTTCTTATCAGGACGGATGTCAGCCTTAAAACTCTCCATAAAATACTCCGGCTGTGAATCTGCCTTGTCGAAATCAATTGAAACCTTAATCATAGGTTTACCGTTCTTCGAGGTTGTCTCCTCAACATTCTTGATGATGGCGGTATGTCCACCAAGTTCTACAGGTGTGTAATCTCCTCCCACCTGTGTTTCTGCGTAATTATTGGGCTTCTGCATTTTTAATTCCTCCTAATTTACATTTATTCTTTTTCTGTATTCGTTTGGATTATTGAATACCTTTGATACCATAGAAGCTGAAAATCCAGTTCGTTTTATTACTTCAAATTTGGGATATTTTCGAGATAAATAATCGAGAATAACTTTATATCTGATTGGATTTATGGAATCCCTCACTCTCGTGATGTAAGCAACATCGTATAATGGGTAATTGTTGTTAATACAAAAAGAAGAAAACTCACTTTCAATAACCTCTTTTTTCTCAAAATCTAAAGGGCCACCAGAAGATAGGTCATTGTCTTTGCAATATTGAATAAATTGCTCAACAACTTGCTCTGTTGTGATTAGTACACAATTGGGATTTCTGATTTTTTCTCTTCTCGCATCAAGTAATATGTTTTGATTTTTCAGGTTAAGAAATCCGTTCTTTTTTTGTTCCTCAATCCACTGATGACAACTCCGGCATAAACACTTAAGTTCATAATTCCTTTCGTATCCGAGATGTTCATAAGTTAAATGATGAACTTGCAAATCGTAAGGCTTCCCACAACATTCACATTTTCCACCAACACTCTTAATGTATTCTGCTCGTGTTTTCTTCCACCAATCAGACTCAAGATATGCTTTATATCTTTCGTCCATCAATATTCCTCCAGTGCCTTAACAACGAGCATAATGTCATTGTCGATTTCATCTGTGTCAAAAGCTCCCATCGGAATCTTGCAGGTGCTACCGTCTGCGCTCAGAATGAACTTATACTTTCCATCCTGGCGAACTGACCAAACAACTGTTGTCATTTTTGATTCCAGAACTAACTTTTCAAGCTTGCGACCATTGGTCTTGATTCTCGTTCTGATAATTCCGTTATCATCAGAAACGGTCTCGCAATGGCACAGGATGATTACTGTTAAATCGTCTCTCATTTCAAGGGCCTTGTTGATAATTGCCCATCCGTTCTGTGCCAAGTCACTCCAAGCGCTGCGCTTATCTCCGGAAGTCATTGCCATTATTCGCATTTCTTCTGCAACCATCATTCCGTTGATAGTGTCAATTACAAGGTATTTAATGTGCTTGAACTGGTCCTGTGAGTTGATTTTGTCCATCAAACCTTCTACAATAGAGAAGGAATCAGAAGACCAGTAATTCTTCTTATCTTTGTTGTACTGGCTCTTCCAACCTTTCCAATTCAGACCTTTCTTGTCGCAATCAAGATAAAAAGTCTGTTTAGGATCTAAATTGCAGAGGGATGTGGTTTTACCAGAACCGCTTTCTCCCATTAGGCCTATAACCTTTGCCATCTTATTTCCTCCTTTTCTGTGCCACCTTCTTGGCAGCATATTCTTCATTTTTCTTCTTGGTTGCTTCCATCAACATCAGGAAGCCTTCCCAAGATATTGGCTGAATGCCGTGTGATAAATTGAACTTGTTGCGTTCCTCAAACTGCCTTCTGAGTCTTTCCTGCTCTGCCTTCTCACGATTAGCAGCATTCTTGATTTCTCTGTCCTTGTCCTTGATATAGTCGAGGTCTTCCCCGTTCATAACATTGGAAGCACACTCGCAACCGATATTCAGAACTAAATCAGCTTCTTTATGTTCGAGCTTGTGGATGTATCGAATTGCGGTACCACACAAGTCGCAATGTCCACTCCGTTCCTTCAGGTCGGTAGTGGAAACATATTTCCAACCTTCCTTTGGTAGATTCACTCTGCATAACCTCCGTCAATATCGTCTGGCTTACCTTCTGTCCAATCGACCTCGTGAGCATTCAGAACAGAAATGATGTCT